CCCCACGCAGGCCTCTGCCTGCGGGGGTTTGTGGGTTGTGCGGGGCTTTCGCCCTCACACTCTCATCGCCACGCCTTCACTAGCATGCTAGTGTCGCGCGGTGTATACTGACGCACTGCGAAGGCAGTCCGGGCCACGTTTAACACGTGTCCGTGCTGCTCGAGTAGTTTACGTATATGAGACTGATTCGGGAACGGGTCGTTGTAAGTCGGCACTTGAGTAAAGTGCCGCAACAACATGCTCCAACCATCAATCTCTTTCGTAACGGTAACGCCCCTCACGTAGTTGACACGGTGCAGCCATCGCTGGCTGCCTTTGTGCCATCTGCGGGTGAGGGCGGGCCACTCGGCCGGGACTTCTACTAATCCTGGGGCGGAAATTCCGCTGGCCAGTGATGGAATCTCGGTGCCATAAACAGCGCCGATGTGCTCTACAATGTAATCGTAGGGCACGTAGTATCCCTTCATATACAGCTGGTTGGCGTAAGCTAACCAACTGCAATATGATGCGGGCGACGGGCGATCCAGCCATGGTGTCCGGATTCGGACAGGGGTGACGTTTTCGCCTTTGAAGGCATCAACGCCACAGGATTCTCGGAAGAATCCACCAAGGCAGCTCTTGTCGTTATTGACCTTAAGGCCAAAGAACGTAAGAGTTTTCATTGCTTCATCCGCAAACGCGGTGGGGACAATGATATCATCGCCGTATACGAGTATCCGCTCGCGCGTATACTCATCAGGTGCAGCTGCCGTAAGCAAGCTCCAGACAGTGAGTGCAAGTATGGGAAAGCATAATGCTGATCCCATAGGTGCAAACTTCCGGAGCGTGATTACTTTGCCGTTCGGCAGCTGTGTTTGTGTCGATCTTGCGGCCATCAGATACGGTAGAACACCGTCTTTTGGAAACAAGAGGTCCACAAGCGCCAAGGACACCCGATCGCTTGCCTCATTGAGGTCAAGCGTCGCATAATCCTTGCCTCGGAGTCTTTTCGATCCGAGGAGGGCCCCGCAATTATTCGGGCCCTGATCTGTGAAATGAACGTTCCACCTCGTTAGGCGGTGACGTTCAATGTGTGGCACGAGTGACCTCATAATCCCCTGCTGGATCCATTGCTGGTCCACAGGTTCACATGAGATCAAACGTGGTCCCCGCGAGTCCTTTGGCACGAGTATTACTCGTGCCGGGACGTCGACGTCAGTGATGGACTTGTCATCCGTCACCTTGTCGATCGCATGGTTGATCGAGGCTCTAAAGTAGAGCTCGACTGGCCACAACTCGCGGAGTCGTTGACTAATATTCGTCCACTGATACTTCTCCCAGAGCTGCTCCTTAGTGGAGACAGCACCTGGGCCGTGTCTGGGGACGATGTCAAGGAAGTCGAACTCGAGGAACACGGCCTTTAACAAGGACCGCGCCCTCAGAACGACCTCCGCATATTTCAGACCGTCCGGGCCAAGCGTGCCGGCGCAGTAAACTGCGTCAGCAAGCCCAACTCGAACCATCTGGAATGGATCGCCTACTTCGACGAGCGTCGCAAGACGCCCGAGATGTAGGTCCACATCGAGAAGTTCGTTCTCAGTCGCGATGAAGCGATCGATAACGGACTGCTCGGTCTCGACACTATAGGGCAGTTCATACTTGTAAAACAAGTAGAGGAATTGCCTTATAAGCCTGACATGTTCTGCACGGGCTTCAGGAAGAAGTCCGCCGGAATGATCAAGAACCAGTAGGAATAGTTCACCCAGAAACCTGGGCAACTTACTGTTGGGCAGCGTTTTGAAACGCAGCTTTTCAGCGTCCATTGGTTCGTGACCGGAAAGTGCCTTATCAAAGGCCTTTCCAAGTTTCGGTAGAGTCTTCGTGAGAAGACTTGTTCCTTCCTTCGCGTAACGACGCCGCACCATTTTAACGGTGTTGCGAAGTGCGCGGTTGTTGAATAACGTTCCGTGCATACATTGAAGATGCTTGAGGAACGCGACGATGAGACCTATTTCAATCTCATCTTGCCTCTTATGTTTAGCCATATATATATGTGGTGTAAACTGCAAGAGTATGTCCCCAAGCACTCCCTATCACTGAACTGCACACATTCATACCATGTTAACCATAGTAAGAACGCAACCAGCTATTAAAGGCCTACTCGCATCGATCCGTAACCGCAAGCTCGGGAAAACTCGCACAAATAGCAAGTTTTACCTAAGCCTGCAGGACACGAACACGATGCAATGGGCTGATGAGCTGATCGGGGCTCCACCGTCCGAACAAGTGTTCGGAGGTCAGTTACCGGATACTTACGGCTCGGCCACACCTAGATACTTTCGTATCTGGGAATTGCGGCCAGATGGCAGTAAGGTTCGGCACCTGGAGTTATGGATCGAGGCCATGTCCTTGGGCGAGAGCCCAGGGACTTACGTCGGAATTGGCAACCAGCTTTACGGCTGGCTGTTCAACAACGACGGTGGGTTTGTCGATCCGTAACACGGCACGCAGACGTTGGTCTGCGAACTCCATAGCGACTCGAATTTAATCGAGCCCCAGAGGGAGTCCCATCCAAAGGTGCTCCGCCCATTAAGGGCGGAGCACCCGAGGATTGCAGTCAACACTACTACGATGAGTAGTAGGAGGATTGCTACCCGAGAGGCCTTCACAGGCCCCCCGTAAGCAGCACCTGACCGCCGGTCCCAGTTCCGTCGAGCTTGATCGTCGTATTCGCGCCATCACTGGCGACGAACGAGAGCAAGCGCGCGAGAACCGCCTTGAAGTTCGCATCCGTCAGCCTCGCACCAATAGCGAGGTCCATGACGAGATACGCACTGTCAGTGGCAGAAACAGACGTATCGACGTCACTCATGGCCGCTAAGTCAAAGCGGACAAGAGAGCGCCGACGCTGTTTGAGACCCACGCCCGTCTCCTGGTGTTTCACCGTGAGACGATCGTGGAGAGCAGGCGATTCGCCAATCTTGGCGAATACGCGTGTCTTCGGTTGGTCAGAGCCGATATCCTGGAACTCGATTTCGGTTCCAGCGGCATCCTTGATTTGGTTTGTGGTAAGTGTGCTCAGTAAGGGCATACGGATTGTTGTGAAATGGCGGCTTGACGAGCCGCCGGCGTTTCCCAGATGTTCTGGGGATGATTCAGTCACCGGCTACCAACCAGCGCTGAAGCGAGCATCAGCTCTTTCGAGCTTAGCCCACTGGATTTAATCCAGTCGTTTGTCGGAACAAAGAGACTGCGTTGATACGCAGTTTCCGTAATCCTAGACAAACGGTATTCGGAGTTGTCATCTAGTTTGGCAACGAGATCAATATCTCGCTGACGGTAGTAGCTGAACAACGCCTGGTGTATGACTATCGTGGGTTCCGTGAGGGAACGTCCGACACGATCCAGATACTCGGAAACTCCGAGTATCCAGTCGATGACGAACGTCCACCGAGCTGCATTCCAGACGATCTTGGGAAGATTAGTCAACCCGAGCGCATCTGCATATGCGAGCCCGCCGGCATGCCGGCGCTGGAACTGGCTATACCAATAGGAATAGCACAGCTCCACATGGAACTTCGGCCCTT